ATGGCACGTTTTGCAGCAGATTTCATCCCTGCAGTTGGCTTGTATCCTGTTTTTTCGCTCATACTCTTATTTTACCATATCTTTCTGGATCATCTAGGATCTCGGCTAATAGCCCTATTGGTACATCGTGCCCTGCTTTAATATGCTCTCTTACATGAGTAATTAAATGTCCATCATCATGTATTTCTTCTGACATTGAGAATAAGGAGTATTCATCTGAACGTTCATTTAACCAACATGCAGCACATTCTATCCATCCGCCTACATGAGCGTATATATAAATGTCGCTGTCTGTAAATCTAGAGTATGCCATTGGTTCCCCCTATTAATGTATCTTGTTTATTCCCTTTTTAGACCAGTGTAAATAAGATTTAACACCTACTATCCCATAAAGGATAGCGCCAAGAATAAAACCGTACTGCTTTGTTATCAAAGCATATGCAGTCCACATAAATTCATTAAATATGAACCAGAGCCAACCAAATCTTTTCTTCCTGCCAATTACAAACATTGCAGCCGCACCGCTTAGAACAAGCACGTATGAGGCGTAGCTATTTACCCAGTGTTCCATATTTAATATACCCTTATCGTTAGATATCTATTATACCATCAGTTGTGTCAACGTAGTTGACTGGGATCTCTCTATTTTCGCCGACCTCACTAATTGCGATCAAATTTTCATGATATTGAATATGATAATCTCTTAATTGATGAGTTACTGCACAATAACAAATAGGGCAATTTGTTATCCATTGAGACTTATCTTCCCAATGTTTAGGCATTAAGCTCCAGGTGAAGGAATCGGACCTTCATTATCGGTTTCGGAAACCGCTCTACGACCATTATAGGAACCTGAAATGCTAGTCTGCCTTGCTTAGGAATTGATCTTCCCATAAACCGATAAGGGATTTGTTGCCAATATCGTCAAAGTAGTAACGCTTTGCGTTACTATCATGTGTCCAGCCATACCATGTATCTCCTTCACACCAGCTCAATGATGCTGTCTCCATGGATTCTGGATCACTCATAATGCTATCTAAATGATCATACAGATGAACTTCATCAAAGATAGCCTGTCTTAAAGAGGTGAATCTAAATATGCGATTAACTAACCAATCAATCATTATCCAACCATTCTTTGCTGTTGTAACCAAGCCATGTAATTAAGAAATAGAAATAAGCCTAACATTAATATCAAAAAAGCTTTCATTTGGCACACCATACATTGTTATCTGACATAGTCTGGTGGTTATCCCAATACTCTATGCTTTCTCTGTACATACCGCACTTATTGCACATCTTCTTCAGGATCCTTTTCCCATGTAAGTTTTCCATCTTTATATACTGGCCAATATCCTAATGAACGCCAATCCATTTTCATGATTTTAGGCTCTCTCATACTGCCACCTGAATTGGAATCATTGCCGTACATCTTTCACAATACTGATATGTTGAGCCAGTATATGGACATGTTCCTGCTTCTACAAGGGTGTGTCCCTTAATCCTACATACAATTTTATTTATCATTATGGTTAAGTATATAATATGTATAGGGTGTTGTCAATAGATTTACAGAACAGCAGAATCATCATTATATTTTATAACTGGATCTAATCTGTCCCAATGTCCATTTTCGCTACCTTGATAAACTTGTCCAGTTTCTCTGTCAACAAGCAGCCATTTTTCTGGAGACTTTGTTTTTACCTGTAGTAAAACTGAATCTGGCAATACCTTAAATCTAAATGTATTTCTCAATTTTATTCCTTAAGTGCTAGCACACTTTTTGTATTTAAAAGTAAATACTTCTCTCCGCCTTGATCTTCAATATCAATTCCACTATTCTGGTTATAATACACTATGTCACCAACTGATAATCCGTTAATAGGTATAAGCTCACCCTTATAGTTATGCTCCCCATCACCCATATCTATTACCTTGCCAGTTCTAAGAGAAGAATCGTTAAGGGAAGCCATCAAAACTATACCAGAAGAAGTTGTTTTATCCTCAACCTTATCTTCTTTTACTAACAATAAGTTGCCATATGGCTTAATCATAAAATCTACCTAGTCTTCAAACGATTGTTGACTTGCCCAAAAACGATCTTGCATCATTTTTTCGTGTATTCTTTTTGCTTCCATGACTGTAGAAAGCTCTTGATAAAGTCTATATCCAAAATAACCGCACACAGCTAAAGATAAGATAAAAATAATAGTAAGTGTTTCCATATATTAATTATACTATAATGAATATGTATAGTCAATAGCTAGCAAGTTTCTCCGTTAGAAATTTCTCTATCATTTAAATCTTTAAAGCATGTTCCGTAAAGAGTATGCCTTTCTCCATTTTTTACTGGAGTTACACGATGAGTAAATTCTTTTGTCATTGGAATTGATATTAGCATTCCAGCTTTAGGTTTAATTACATACGGCTTATTCGAAAACTCTAGTTGCCCGTCTTCAAAATCTTCATTTAGGTATATTGACCATGCAGCAGTCATTCCAAAATCATTGAAGTCTGTGTCTCCAAGCTCTGCTGCCATGCTTTTCTCCCAGTGCCACTGATATGCACCGCTGTGATCTGAATCATCTAAAGGCCAGAATGATTGTAAGGTTATATCTTCATTTAATCTATTTGGAAGTACTACTTTCATTCTATCGAATACTCCTTCAGACTTGTACCACAACTCTGGGTGATATCGTGAATCTGTTTCATCTGGAAATATTGCGCTGTTGCTTAAATCTATACCACGTGTTGGGCATATAGTTCCTTCTGGGTGCATTCTATAGTTAACCCCAATAAATTTATTTCTAATGGAGCTAGATCTTGATGTTAGATACCATCCAGTTTTATCATCGCAAAATGGCTTTATGTAATCGAGTTCTTCTTTTGTAAGAAAATCTGGAATATACCATAGCTCTTTATCTATTATAACTTTTCTATCTTCTAGAATTTGCTTATTCTTAATAAAATAATCTTTAAAGTTTTCTTCTCGCTCAGAACCAACAGAATCTGCTATTTCATTAAACTCCATTTTTAGCTCTCCAATTCTATTTCTTCTATGTTTTCTTTAAAGTACTGGTTAGATAGATCATAAAACCATTTAGTAAGTTGATCCAAGCTAAGTACTCTTGTTTCAATCTTATCTGAGACTATGTTATTTATAGTAACCAAATACGATTCTTTATCCTTTTTTACGTAAGAAACTTTACCAGTCTCTGTCATAAAAGAATAATCATATGCATCGCCGTTTTTATCAATCCCCTCCGAATTTTCTGGAGAGCCAAAGATAAAGGTTCCGTGATGCTTTACGGCTGCTTCTAGATCAAACATCTTCCTCTGTAATTATCTGGTCAACAACTACTCCAGCTGGAACCTTACCAGCTTTAATTGCTGCCTCTTGATTTCTTCTAGCATTACACTTAATGTCTGCAGAAGTCAGGCTTTCCATTAGTCCTTCTGGTAATTCTTCTGGATTGTCTACTCCAGCATATGGATTTTCTAGCAAAGGATGTGCTACCTTGTCTTTCCATTGCTGCTTCAATTGATATTGATGAATTCTTTCCTTAAAAATTAATCTTTCCCATTCTTGCAACTGTGCTTCAGAGTACCATGCATCTGCATAATCCCAGAATATTACTATCGTGTATCTTGTTCCAGCAGTAATCTCAGTAACGCTATGAATATTTTCTACGCCTCCAGGGAATGATACAAAAGATCCAGTAGGTGGAACAACATCTAGGTTGTGATCTCTAAACTTTAAAACTCCACCTTCATAGTCTGGTTGGCTATTTAGATATATCCCAGAGTATTGTTTGTTATCAGCCCAGCCCATATCTTCGCCATCAAGGTCTGTGTTGTCTGAGTGATCGTTTGCATAAGCACCAATCTCCCACTTCTGTGCATGCATACTATTAATCTTCATAGGTCTTCCAGCAGCATCAGAACAGTACTGAATCATTCTTTCTCTTAGGTTAGCCATATATTCTTCAGTTATTGAAGTACCATGCTCTTTAGTAAATGGAGAAACAACATGCATACCGTAAGATCCATAAAAGCAAATAAATCTCCACTCCTCTTCATTTGCGTTAAAGAATTTAATTAGTTCTTCGCACTCTTCTTTAGAAATAAAGTTTTCGTACTGCCAAATCCCAGTTCCCCCTCCTCCTAGGAGTTTTCCTCCAAGTTGACTTGTGGTCTGTGATAATGCTTCCATAATTAAACCTTCTTTCTACCAAATTTTTTAGGTGGAACTGCTGGTGTTTCTCTTCTAATTCCATGCTTATTGACATCAATTTTCATTGGTGGTCTTTTTTCCTGTATACCAGATTTAAATTTACCCTGAGAAGGATTCTTTTTTGTTGCCTCTCCAGAGTTTACAACATTTTCTGACACTATGCTCCCTTAATTTGTGAGATGGTCACAACGTTATTATTCATAGACGGCTCGACAGAAGACTCATATTGAATATCTTCTTTTTTACCGCAAGTGCAATCTTTACACATTATCTGTTGCCTTGATCTGAAACATCCTGGATACTAACTTCTTTAATACCAGTTTCACTGCCTAAGCTTTCGCAACCGCATTCAACGCACATATTACTTAGGGCCCTGAGCCTGTGCTTGGTTTGAAACGTCTGTTGATGGGAATGCTGCCTTTGGATCAGCTGCGTACTGCTCGTTGTTGCCCCATACTGTTGAATCATTTACCTTTGGTGATGTAAATCCGTTTAAGTCTTTTCCGTCTGACATGTTATTACTCCTATAGGTTATTTATTTAAGCGGGACTAGTATTCCGCTTATCCCTCTATTATAGCATTTAGTTGATTAGGACTTATACTGCTCATGCCAGCAGTCATCGCATATATCAATAATTGGGCCTGACTGACTTCCTGAAATCCTAGTTGCTTTTTTCCCACAACCCTTTATTTCGCAAAATCCACTAAACATTACTTAGAGCCTTTAGCCTTCTGTCCTCTGTATCCAGTCTTTTTTATATTCATAGATCCTGGCTTTTTTTGTCCGCTAGCATATGTTCCTGATTGTCTTTGTGCTAATGCTCTCTGCATTTTATCTAGGTGTTTGCCCATTACTTAACTTTCCCGCCGAACGTTGCCCATAGTCTTTCATGAATAAAGAAAAATGACATCTCTAACGCTAAATATGATAGACCATAAAGACCAACATATTCCCACTCTGCTTCTCCAGTAAAGTATTTAAGAGTAAAGTAAATTATTCCAGAAACAAAAGTAAAGTGTACAAATGGCCAGCTAATAGTCTTTAGCAACGACCTTCTCTTAGAGTCCATCACTTCACTGCCTTCTTGGCTGGTGCCTTCTTGGCTGGTGCCTTCTTGGCTGGTGCCTTCTTGGCTGGTGCCTTCTTGGCTGGTGCCTTCTTGGCTGGTGCCTTCTTGGCTGGTGCCTTCTTTGGTGAAGTCTTTATCTCTTCTAACATAGCCTCAACTTGAGATTCAACTGAGTTAAAGCCTAACCAATTTTTTAAATTTTTTAGCATGATTCCTCTTTTTCTTTTAATTTTCTAATTACTAAGCCTAAAACGTCTTTAGGTCTCCAGTCTGGCGGAAATTCTAAGTTTTCTATTTCATTAATTAATTCATTTAAAACTTTTTTCTTGACTGTGTGAAAGTGATCCCATTCCATATTTTATATTTTATCATAATAGTAAATATGGGGCAGGTTGCCCTGCCCCATATTAAACTAATTACTTAAGCAAGTTAACCTTAGCTTTTGGATTCTTCTTGTTCCACTGAGTAGCCAACTTGTTAAATGCAGCCTTCATAGACTTAATCGCTGCAGCATTATCTGCAGTCAACTTAGCAATCTGTGCATCCTTAGCGAGTAGGGCAGCATCTGATGCAGTCTTTGCATCTGCAAGTGCCTTTGATCCTGCTGCCTTTTCTGTTGCTACAGCATCTGAAACTGCCTTATCTGAAGCAGCCTTTGCATCTGCAAGTGCCTTATCTGATGTAGCCTTTAGATCAGCAAGTGCCTTGGCATGTGAAGCCTTTAGTTCTGCAAGTTCTGCAGTAAGTGTTGCAAGTGAAGCATTCGCTGCTTCCAAGTCCAACTTGAACTGTGCAATAATCTTATCTGCAGCAACGCCTGCATCTGCGAGTGCCTTTAGAGCGCTTGCTTCTGCCTTCTTTGCATCAGTTGCTTCTGCGGTAGCCTTTAGTATGTCAGCATTAGCCTTTGCTAGGCTTGCTGCTAGATCTGACTTAGCCTTAACTTCTGCTTCAAGCTGAGCCTTTGTTGAAGCGTGTGCAGCCTTTTCAGCAGCAAGTGCAGCCTTTTCAGCAGCAAGTTCTGATACTAGATCACGAACTGAAATCTCTGCGAATGGAGCAAGTGTTGGGGCAGTCAAACCAACTACTGCTGCTGCAACTGCATCTGTTGATGTTGTTGGAGCAAATGTAATTAGTGAGCGTGTTCCTGTTGTTGGAAGAGTGGCCTTAAAGGTTGCTGTTCCAAAATCTGTTAGTGTAGCACCAGTTGTTACTGTTGCTGTATCCATAACTGCTGTTGAAGCAAATACAGTTGCTGTAATTGACTTACCAGATACCTTGTTGCCAAATGCATCTGTTGCGGTTACAACGATGTCTTGCTTTGTACCAGCAGCACCTGTTGTAGGTGCAGAAACTGATAGATTATTGATTAGGCCAGCAGTACCCTGTACATAGTATGTTACCGTTACTGGACCATTTGTAACTACAACTGTTCCAATTGCTGTTGTCTTTGTGTAGACATAGAATGTTGCTGTTGTTCCTGTACCAGTTGCAACTGTCAAAGATGATGATCCTGATGTTGCTCCTACTGGTGCAGCAGTTGAGTGTAGTGCAGATACGATTGTTGCATTTGTTGAAGTTGCAGTAACTGATGTTCCTGCTACGACTGTTGCTACGATCTGAACAACGTCTGTATTGTCAACAGTGTTGTCTGCAGGTACTGGACGTACGATTGCAGTCGTTAGCGCTGTTCCAGCAGTTGCTGGCGTGTCATATCCTGCGCCACCTGTTTTTGCGGCATTCCATGTGGATGCTACAACTGACATGGTGTTAGCACTTGCAGGTGTTGCTACCATTGTGCCCAAAGTCATGGCTGCAACCATGGCTAGTGCGATTTTCTTAAATGAGTTCATTTAATTTATTCTCCTTATTTCCTCTGTCATCTTTGCGATTACAGAAATTTAGTGTAGTGCATTTACTTTTACATGGAAAGAGCAGGGATCTCCTCCTTCTTCCCATTCTTGCATTTCTTCATCTGTTAAAGGCGGACCATCGTGTGTATCGCAAAATACATCTGAGACCCAGCCCCTATCGTAACCATTTTTGAGCCATATCTCAAACTCTAAATGATTTGAATCTATGTTTTCTAGATCCATTCTGAAAGTTCTTCTAGCATTACATGCTTAGGTTTTGCTCCAGTAATAGTCTTTACTGGTTTCCCCGACTTAAATAGTACCATATAAGGGATAGAAGTTACAGAGTATTCTGCTGATTTTACAGGATTTTCATCAACATTTAGCTTTCCTACCCAGAGCCCGCACTCATTTGATATCTCATCTAGTATAGGAGATATCCTTTTGCAAGGACCGCACCATGGTGCCCAAAAGTCGATAAGGACTAAAGCGTGAGAATCTAAAACCCTATCAAAGCTTTCGTCTGTAACAATCAATTTAGTCTCCTTTTAATTCATCCGCTGCATCATTGAACTTATTCATAAATGTTTGAATTACCCAAATTGCAGTCTCTCCTGCATTAGCAGCCATTGCCTTAGAGGCTTCTTCTGTTCTATCTTCAATTGCTAAGGCGTTGTACCATTTCTGGTACAACTCCTCACCAATGTCTTTAATAATTTCTTCTAGTACAGTTAGCTTATTATCCATTGATTACTTTACTCAAGTTAAACAAATAAACCTTTTGTCCATAACGGTTTTCTACTGGATCAGAAGCGGTCTTCATTAATGAAATCAGCTGTGCTGATGTTAATGTAGGCTTTGTAGTCTTAAGGTGTACGTACTTTGCAGCAATTACCTGAACGGAAACAGATGTTCCATAAGAATACCCGTTAACATTTCCAGGATAAATAGTTGGCTGCTGGATTTCACCCCATAGATCTACAAGGTTTACATCATAGTTACTTGTTAAAGAAACTTGAGGCTTATCTAGATTTAGAGTTTCAACTCCACCAACTGCAATTGACTGGCTAATACATGCTGGCCATTCAATCTTGCCTGCCATATTTGGGTTTCCCGCGCTATTTCCAGAAGGGAAAAATACTGGTACACCAGAGTTATTTAAATTAGAAACTACTGTATCAACTGCTGTTGGTAAACAATAAGCAGATGTTGCGCTGCGCTTAATAACTGGAGCATTAGTAGCATGAGATGATGCAACTGCTACAATATTATACTTTGCCTTGTTGTTATTAACCCATGTTAAAGCGTTTACAAGAGTGTTTAGACCATAAGTTTGCTGTCCGCCTTTTGTTGTGTTACCAACAATTCTAATAAATACAATATTAATATTTGGGTTAGATGCAATTGCTGCGGAAGCCATTTGGGTTCCATGGTTAAAATTATTTGTTGATAACATACTAATTGGAAGAACTGATGCTCCTGCGCCCTCCATAAATTTAGTTTTATTTGGACATGATGGCCAATCTAAAATGCATACCTCAGCAACTAGTCTTGACTTAATTGATGGGATTGATGTGTCTAGCGCTGTGTCTAAAATAGCCAATGTTGGGACAACTGTTTTTGGCTTTAGATTTGCCTGTGCAGGCATTGTGGTAATAGCGAGTGTGCTGGCGATAATTGCCATAGTTATTAGTTTTTTCATAAAGCTAATTCTACTAAATGCAGCGATGGTTGTCAATAGGCTGTTAGCTCTGTGGTGGTCTTGTGCGTGGATACCATTTTCCAGAATCCATATTTTTGGCTTCCGCTGCCTGCACTTGAGTATTTACAATGTTGCTCATAATTTCATGCATTATATCTAATTCAATTCTAAGTTTAAATAGCTCAAGTTCTAGTAAATCTATTCTTCTTTGCGCTCTCATTATTCTTCATCTCTATCAAGTGGCGTTGGTGCAGTTGCCAGTGTGCCACAATTAGCACACTCCATGTCTAAAAAATAAGTTGCAATCTCGCAACTATCAAAAATGACTTTAAGATTCCAAACTTCACAACCGCATGGACATACATGTGTTGGAACGCCTCTTATGTCCATTGAATGTGAATAGTCTGGTCTTAGGTCATTGATGTCCATTGTTCAATTATACACTAAACTTGAATATATGTATAGGGGGCAGCTACGCTCATATTAAACTCAGTTGCTGCTTCTAATGCTGCCTTAAGCCTCAGTCTAGGATTTTTTTGATTCTTTGTAGCATGAAGTGCACCTAGCGCAATCATTCCACCGCTACCTTCTGCCATATAGTTTACAACATTTTCTCCAACATGGAAGTCTTCATCTATAGTAAAGATTCTACCTTCAAGCCCAACTATAAAAATTCCACCTGTATCCTCTTCTGAAGAGGATCCAATGCTTCCATATCCATGCTCTTTAAATGCAGCCTTAACTGAATCAACAAACTTGGTTCTCATAAACTTATCTAAACCAGAATTTGTTTTAGTTGGAGTATATTTTGGTGGTGTCCACATATACTGAAGAATTTGACCCATGCGAAATGAATCTGTAAATGCAATAGCATACTGACCAACTTTAAAACACTTTGGTTCTTTTCTTGCTAGGATCCAACCAGTTTTATCATCTGAGGCAGCATGATCTGATGCCATATAAACGACACCACCTTGAGCAATTGCAACAATACAAGTCATACCTTTATTGTACTATTTTAATTATTCTGTGTCCAGCATCTCATGATATTCTATATGATTTAATTGTGATAATACGCTTTCCAGCTCAGATTTCATTTCAATTAGGTCTTGAATGGCTTTATAATATTTATCTTTCCACTCATTTAATTCTTTTTCAAGTTGGTATAACTCTATCTTTAGATCTTTTATATCTAATTTAAGGTGGTCTTTTTCACGCTCTTCCCGCCTGATTTTTTCCTTTTTAGAGTCTCTAAATCCATTAACCAACGCAGTAGCAAATCCGCTAAGCGTTGCAGCTAATATTGATGCTACAACCGTTATATAAATTGTTTCCATTATAAGGTAATTATACCTTATAATTAGTCTAAATTAATAACTCAGATGCTGTAATATCCGCGCCAATATATCTCTTTTTTTGTATAAAATCTTTAACTAATTCGTGCCCATTTTGTCTTCCAGCAATAAGGATTACCCACCTTGGCTCAAACTTATTGTCTATGCATGTTTGGCAAAGAAATAAGTTTATTGTAAGCAATGATGACTTCTTTAAGTTTAGCTTATTCTTTGTTTTGTTACATGAATAACAAAATATCTTTTCACTCATTCAAAAACCTCTTCGCATTCTGTTTCTTTAAAAAAACGACTAACATTAAATCTAATGTTGTCTCTTGAAAAAAGCCCAGCAAAATCTTTTACTAGGCTTGTGTATACATCTTTTGTCATATCATTTTTATAGCTTAGAATTATTTTTTCTGCTTTTATGTAATCTTCTCTGACAAAAGTGCAGTCTCCCTGGGTTCCGCCCGACGATCTGCGATTAACTTTTTGGGCTAGTTGTCCACCTGGTCCGTACATTGTTACTGTTAGGTAATCTTTTGCAAATCCCCAGTCAGTATACTTATTGTATGCATCAGTGACATCTATTGGGCTGTTGTAGTGGTAGATAGATCTAGCGGGACTTTCTCCATCTCTTGCAATAGTTAACATATAGTGGGTGCTGCCGTTTAAGTTTTCTTTAAGAAAATTATCAACTACGGAAATATGTTCTGATTTTAATTCACTCATGCCATTGGCCTTCCTTCTAGTTCTACTCGAACACCATACGACTCAAGTAGTTTTTTAGCTTTAGACACATAATCTATAACCTTTTCTTTTTCAATTCCATCAAACTGTATAAAATTATCCTCATATAACCTTAAAGCAAGAAACTCTGGATACTGAACAACATCCATTAACAAAAACATTGGTTTATTTAATTCTCTTAGCTTTTTCTTCATATCTTCATTATAAAAAACTGGCTTGTTTGGTTCACCAGTCCACTGATTCATTCCATATTTAAAATGATGGTTGTCATACACATTAGACATTTTTATTAGCCTTTAGATGCTTCCAAACTTCTTTTGTTTTGTGAGCATTTTTCATTTTATCAACCAAACCAGATGAAAGAAAAACTCCACCCCAAACACCATACTCGCTGTTTTTTACTCCAGACTCATAGCAAATGGATCTGACTGGGCAGGATAAACAACACTGATCTATAGCTTTAGCCATATTAACATCTGACTCGTATTGATCAAAGAATAGATTAGTATCCATTCCACTGCATGCAGCTAAATGCCACCATCTTACTGACTGTTCATCTGAATCTAATTCATTTAAAATATTTGACATACTTTAGCGGAAGAGTCCATGCCCCTTTTGAATTAACTGGAAATTCATTTGCGATTCCCCAGGAATTGTTTTTATAAATACCTTTGGTGTCAAAATATCCGCTATTATTTTTCTCCCAAACAATTAAGTTATAATTGTTCCAGTATAAATCAAACTTATTACTAGGAATTCTATTCCTTAGAATTTCTACTCCGTTTTCATATAAGTGTAGCATTTGTCCAATTTGTCTTATTTATACCTATATATTATTATACAGGAGCAAAACAGTAGTTGTCAACTGTTTTTGTTATTTATTTGGGTTAATCATTGAAACTTCACCATTTAGCAATTCTTCAATGTGTGAGCATACAACATCCCACTCTTCTTCAAATAGCTTGTAAGATCTTCCGTGCCCTGGTCCTGGTGCAATTTGTTGTCTATGAGAGACCATTAATATATGGTCGGCAGCAAGCTCTACTCTGCCACCTTCCCCTATAGAAAGATTAGGTTCGTGATTTATTCTAGATAGCTCTGATCCAAAATCTCCGTAGTCTAGACCTAAATCTTTTATTAGGTTCTCCTTTAATGTTTTTTCAACATCAAGGTTGAGAACTGAAGGTGAATAGTGCTTAACTACAAAGCCATCTTTGTCTACTAAGTACTTTTCAAAATTTGCGGCCTGGATTGCTCCAGCATAAAAGCCTTGGCATAGCCACCATGAGTAATACTGGTCGAATGGGAATTGTATTCCTAGCTCTAGGGCCTTACCCCATAAATTATTTGCGTGATCTGAAATTACATTAAAAACTTCGCTTGGCTCTCCAAATGGCTGGTCTATTCCATTTAGATCTCCGACTATCTCTCTGTTTGGAATTGAGTTTACTTTTTCAGAGAATCCAAATGTAGTCCCGTATACATCGCAACCATAGTTTTGTGAATCCATTCCTTCAACTAATCCTTGTGACCATGCTCCCTTTGTAACTCCTGGACCGCAGTAATCATTTGTTGGAAGAGCTACAATCTCAAAGCCTCTGTCCTTGTATTTCTGCTGAAGCCACTCTAAGACCTCCATTTGGTTTGCATTTCCACAACCTACTGTAGTGTTTACAAACATTGTAACCTTACCCTTATACTTTTTCAAAAAGTCTGGTGTGCCGTCTGCTGCATTTAGTTCTAGGTCATATAGTGATTTCATTTTTTGTCCCCTTTTATTTTTATTGATGCAATTTTTACAGACTTTACTTCATCGTCTGTGCCAAATACATCCGAAATGTATTCCTTTGCATCATTTTCATCAAAAGCTTCTACCTCTGCTGAAATTTCTAGCTTAATCAAATATTTATTCATTTACTTTGATACAGTATATCCGTTTTTAGTTAATAAATCAATTGCTGCTTTTACTTTAGGATCCACTTTTGCTGGTATCTTTTGTGCAGTATCTTTTGTTGCCGCCGCCTTTTTTGCTGTAGTTGCTGAAGCACCAAACTTTGGTCTTCCAAATCCTACGATTGAAATAAGAACACCAGCTTTATTTTTCTTGTAAGCACGAAGTTGTTTGCAAACTTCTCCGCCATTTCTTTGGCTTCCAGACTTTTTTGAAGATGTGTTTCCTTCTATACACCAAACAGTTCCATCCTCATTGTCTTTAACAACAATACCTACGTGAGAAATTCTATCGACGCCATCTGAAGGGAAATCAAAATACGCTATATCTCCTGGCTCTGGATCTGCAACATCTACATCAATCCAAGCACCAGCTTTTTTAAATGCTGCTGCACCTCCTGGTGTGTAAACAGTATTAGGAATCTTTACGCCAGATTCTGACCCGCACCAGTTTACGAAACTTCCGCACCATGGTTGGAAGTTTGCTTTCATAAAAGCACCGTATTTAGTTTCGTTGTCTTTAGGACCTTCAATAGTTCCTAGCTCTGCTGTAGCAACTTCTATTAGACGAGCTGCTGTACCTTGTTCTGACATTAGTCTTTATCCCAATCTAGATCAACTGGTTGCTCTTCTGGCATTGCTCCATCTGGCTTTGCTGCCAAACGAGCTGCAGTTGCATCAATTTCTGCTTCTAATTTTTTATCTGCCTGTGTATTTTTTGCATCTACTTCTTTATTTTGTATCTGTGCTGCCATAATATCTTTAGCGCCTGAGTTACCAATTAGAATTCCTGCAAGTGTTCCTGTAATAAATGTTGCAATGCTACCTAGAACATTGAAGAACATTTTGTCATTTTCTGACTGAGCTCCAATAGGTTGTGTTACAAACAACAGCCCATAGATAATTCCAAGAGCTGTCATAAAAAGAATACTTCCAAGAGTTATTCCTAGAATAAACTTTAATCGAGCATCTAAATCTGCGGGCGTTAGTTTTTGTTTAGCCATTTGTTATTTCCTGTTCTGGTGTGTTAGGTGTAATTTTTATTACATCTTTTGTGCAAGTCTGCGTAGCTTCGCATTCTGGAGGATTACATTCTGCAATTTCCCAATTTTTAGGATCTTGGCATGGATATCGGTATCTATTTAAAGATTCTGGTGAACATGCACTTAATGATATCATTAGTAAGCCTGCTAAAGCAATAGAAAATATTTTTCTCATAGTACAATTATACACTATTTATCGTCTTTTCTAAGTGGTATAGTTATTAGCCAAATTACAGTAGTTATTAATACTGCAATTCCAACAATATCTCTAGCTGAGCCAGTCAAAGTTAACCATGCGATAAAGAATCCAAGGAGGGTGAATGCCTGGGCAATTAGCTCCATTCCTGCATCTTTAAACCACTTAGCCAAGCCCTTAATAGCCTTGCCTATAAGATTAAATGCCTTTTTCATTATTTTCATTTATTCCTCCTTATCATTGCCCCTGCAATTTGTGATACAATGACCACTGGGACAATTACTTCCTGTGCTTTTTCTCTCTGATCATCTGTCATGTCCATACCTAATTCAGAGAAATTAGATAGTAGTTCTACTGGGTCCACCGCAAATACCGCTCCAAGTGGGTCTGCTAAGAATTCTTCTGTTTGTACTTCTGTTACTGCATCTGCTAATGTAAATGGCATTGGAGTTTCTCCTGCCTCCGCCTCTCTATCTGTAAACTCAACGAATGCTTCTGCCAGTGCTGGGTTAGACTTCATCTGCTCAGCAATTTGTGCAACCTCTGAAGGCTTAATCCCAAGGTCTTCTGCAACCTCAGCCTTTGCTTCTTGCGTCAAGGCTCTAAGTGTTTGGCTAACTGCTGTTACTTGTTCAGGGGAAAGAGTAACTAACTTATTATCCTTGCTTGTAAGGTTAGCAATAACTCCAGATAAGTCTTCTGCTGTTCCTGTACCCTTTTCAGGAATAAGTTCTGCTAAAACCTCATCTTTAACTTCTACATCTGGCTCAGTCCATGGGTTTTCTTCAGGCTCAGGATCTGGTCCTGGTTCTGGCGAGGGTTCAGGCGTAGGCTCTTCTGTGGGTTCCTCAGTAGGCTCTGTAGTTGGTTCTGTAGTTGGTTCTGGGTCTGGTGTAGGTTCTACTGTAGGTTCAGGAGTTGGTTCCTCTGTAGGCTCTGCTGTAGGCTCAGTAGATGGCTTTGGCGTAGGAGTGGGCTTTGGCGTAGGAGTGGGCTTTGGTTCCTCAGTAGGCTCTTCTGTAGGCTCAGGACTTGGCTCCTCTGTTGGCTCACCTGTAGGTTCCTCTGTAGGCTTTGGAGATGGATCATCTGTAGGTTCATCTGTAGGTTCAGTACTTGGTTCTGGGGTAGGTTCTGGAGTTGTTTCTGGAGTTGGTTCTGGAGTAGGCTGATTGGCTGCAGCGTTAGCTGCTGCCTGAGCAATAGCAGACTGAATTTCTCTTTGTAATTGTTCTTCATAGTAACGCCATGCGTTATCAATCGCACTATTAAGATTATTTATTGACTGCTCGTATGCATCTTCAGCATTATTTTTATTTTGCAATGCAGTGGCAACATTTAAAACTGCGTTGTTATATTCGTTTGTTTTATTAATTAATGTTTGATTATAATTATTTAATGTTGAAACTGCTTGATTATAAATATTTAGTTTGTCATTATATACATCTTGTGCTAAGTTCTTTGTGGCAAGTGCTTGGTTATAATCATCTATCTGCTCCTGTGTTGCACCTGGTCCAGAAGAAAATGTATTAAGGTTACAGCTAAAATTTTGTCCCCAGACTCTTGGATTTCCAGCATAGTCACATCCTGCTCCAGTCCATCCTCCAGGAATTGCCCATCCAAGATGATATGAACCTGGGCCTCCGCCGTTATACCACCATATTTCTACATCTAAAGTCTTGTCTTCACTAACATCATATGCTGGAGAATAGTCGCTCCATGTAGCACCTTGCTCTACCCAGTTATCAACGGCAAGTTGCCCATCAACATACATTCTAAACCCATCATCTGTATATCCTGCAAAGTAGGTTGATGTGAACCAAGACGGTACTGTTATTTGACCAGTGAACTTAACTATAAAGTTTTCGTATCTGTTACCACAAACTGGTAGTTGCATGTGGCTTGAGTTCCAAGTACCAGAACAAAGAACAGATCCTGGGGTAGCAACATTACCCTGTCTAACAAGAGTATAAACAGTGTATGCCAAACCTGTTCCTCCAGCAGACTGCATGTTAGATTGTGCTGTTTGTAGATTAATGTTGGCTACTTCAAGTGCATCTAGTGCATTATTCTTATTAGTTAGGGCAGTGGCTACTGTGGCTGTTTGTCCATCTACTGCTGATTGGGCTAAATCTTTTTCTTCAAGTGCCGTGGTTTCTGCGTCAAGGGAGTCATCATATAGGACAGAGGTTTGTGTCTTGGCTTCTTCTGCAGATACGGCAAGATCATATTTGTCTTCTGCTTCTTGGATTAAGGATATAAATTTATCCTTGTAACCAAGGTCGTCAACGCTATTGTTTAGGTCTTCAATTTCTTGAGCTGCTAAGCTTAGTGGATCATCAGAATAAGCGGGTGACATAAAGAGCCAACCAAATGCAAGCATTGTGGCTGCTGTTATTCTAAATAATTTATTCCTTGTCAAGTAGGGCCCCTAAGTAAACAATATGTCTACCTAGTAATTATACCACTTTAACTATTTAGGATTATCTGTTTTATAAAAGCCATTACCTTTAAATTGTATACCAAATGGGGTGAAATGTCTTATCATACTTGAATCACATTCAACACATGTATAACCTGGATCACTATCTGTAATTGATCTATTTACTGACATCAATGCATGTGCTTCATCATATGAACATTTGTATTCGTATACTGGCATACCTATTCCTTAATATTAGTAGGCAGTTTTTGGACTTACCCAGGTCGCAATATTATTTGATCTTTAAAATTTTTGGTTGCTTTTCCTTTGGGATGTTTCTTACTACATTAATGTGTAGCATTCCATCCTTCAGCTCGACATTGGATACTTCCATGTATTCACTAAGCTCAAAGATT